ACTGGTGCTGATGCGGGGGTTCTTGCCGAGCTCCACGCTGCCGGTGAGGCTGACCAGTTCCATGCGGTTGAAGATCGCTCCGTTGCCCTCGTTGTAGACGATGGTGGTGCCGAATTCCCAGCGCACTTGCTGGCCCCAATGGTGGCCGGTGTCTTGCACCAGGTAGCCGATCGCGCTTGATTCTGGGTCGCCCACCAGCCACTTGTCGTAGGCCCAGACCATGTTGCGTGCGCGGTACTGGCTAAAATCAACCACTGTGCTGGTGAGCGTAAACCAGACTTGATCTCCGAGTGCCTCTGATGCTGATGCGTCATAGACGATAGTGCGATCTGGAAGATGAACGTAGAGATGCTGATGGTTTTTGTCGTTGCGTGCTTCTAGATTGACGGTGGCCAGCTGCGCCTCGGTGTAGTTCAGGAGCAGGTTGTCGATTTCCTGCGTGCTGATTTTCAGGGCGGTGGCTGCTGCCCCGATGTAGATGCCTGGGGCTTCGTTGCGCCCACCGCCCAAGAAGGCGATACGGTCTACGTAGACACAGCAGGCAAAGGTGCCGACTGCGCCCTTTTGGATTTGTGCACCATCGATGCGTGCGAATGGGAACAACTCTCCGCCCACGTTGTCGAATACCTCGATGGTGTTGCGGTTGAGAACGTAGACCTCGTTGCGCAGCTTGAGAAGCGCCACCACTGGATCTGGGTCCACCTCTGAGCTGCCGTATTTCAGGGGGTTGACCTGGGTGGGATCATTCAACTCGGTGACGATAAGGAACTCGCCATCGGTGGTCATAAAGTAACCGTCAACCCACACCACGTCCAACACTGTGCCGATGTCTGTATCTGTCACTTGCGTGAGCGTGCCGTTCCAGTAGTACAGGCGACCACCAGACGCAATGGCAAAGCGGTCGAAGCTGTAGTCGAATGTCACTGGAGTATTGATAGGTCCACCAACATCGCCTAAAGCTGCCACGGTGCCGTTGCTGGCCACGGTCACTAAAGTGGTTCCCATTACCCGGTAGCAGACGCCCTGCCAGTTGATGCCGCCACGGTCTGTGCCTGGGCCTGTTCCGTTGGCCACGATGCCGTCACCAGGGCGCAAGAAGCCGTTACTGATGCCTGACTGCTTGGGCACTGGCACCATGTTGACCGGATAGCTGGTGCGCAGTTCCGGCGTGTTGTCAGCGTAGATGCCGTTGAGGATAGGGATTTGCATGGCTAAACCTACGCGATCCGATACCAACTGTTCGTGGCCTGATAAAAGCGCATTCTGAAAAAGTCTTGCGCGGCTAAGACGGTGGGTGCGCCGTAGGCGTTGGCTGCGCCGTTGAGGGCGAGCGTGAAGGCGGTGATCTGTTGGGTGGTGGTAATCAGTACCTCGGTGCCGTCTGGCGTCTGGGTGTTCAGGGGCAAGGTGATTGTGCCGGTTGCCAGTGTGCCGGCTGGTTGGATGACCATCCATTGCTGCGCGCTGACTGGCGTTGGCACGGCCACGTTAAATCCGGTGCCTGGCGTGAATAGGTTGGTGGCGACGGTGGGGGAGGCGAAGCTGGTTTGAAAGTAGGCCAAAAGTTGGCTGACTGAAACCTTACGGGCATCCCCGTTGTTTGGGACATAGACTGGGAGAAGATCTCCACCAGATACTTGACTCAATCCTGATAGTTGGTTAATCGTAGGCATTGTTTTTCCTTAATTGAATTCAATTGGCCCATCTTGGCCAGCTAACAGCGGATCAACTGGTGGGCGCAGGAATGGATTGTCGTATACGCGCCATGGCTTGTTTCCAGAACCACTCGGCATAGTGCTTGGCATCTGCTGTTCCATGGGCATGGCTGCACGAGAAAGAAGCGTGTTGTAAGACTCTTTGGCAGTAGCCTTGGTGTCAGGCATAACCTGCTTGCCGTAGCTCGGAGCCAGCTTAATCGCCAAGTTCGTATAGATAGCCTCGTTCGAGCTGTCTGGTACGTTTGTCTGCTCATCCAGGTCACTGTCTTGCGGACTTGACGGCAATGGATAGCCTAGGCGAATGCCTAGAGCGTTCCATGCTGCAATCATGGTATCTAAACGCCGCAGCGCAGATTGAAATTGCTCTGGTGTTAAGTCGAAAACATAGGATGCAAAGCCAATTTCATCAAATGCCTGCTCAATAAATTGGCGCTTAGTCCATCCCATGTTTTCTCCTTATTTAATTATTAATCTATTAATTGATATTAATAATGTCTTGCAACAGAAACCAATCAGCTTCATACGCATCGGCATAGCTTTTTAGAGAAGCATCCAGCGCAGCGCCCGTCTTTATTGACACAAGTAATTGCTCAAACACTAGCTCGGCAAAAAGAACCCGCACCGTGAAGTACGGGTCTTGCCTGCTCACTATTTCATAAGCGGCCATCACATCCCCTTAAACAGTGCGAGACAGCTTAACTTTCACTTGCCCTGCCGCGACAGCGGTGGTGTCCGAGTCGGCAACAGCACCAGTGATGGCGATACCAAGTCCCAATGCAAAGCGATACCCGTTAAAACCGGGACTGATTTGAGCTGCTCCTGGAACACCTGCCACTGCTGCTGGCACTGCGATAATCATTTCAGGCACATCGGTGCCAACAGTCGGCGCGGTCGCTTTGTTGTACAGCTTAACAAATGCGGCTGTTGCGCCGATATTGGTAGCGTAAAAAGCCTGCAATCCGCTAGTGCCGGTCAGGATCAACGCGCCGTTGGTTGTCGCTGCCGAGTTCACAAAGAACGGGGTCGCTGGAACTGCTGGGGTGCCAGCGCCTGTGACAGCAGTGACCGTGCCAACCGTGGTTACTGCGGTAACGGTGGTAACAGTTGTCACCGCTGGCAGTGTTCCGCCTTGAATAGCCACCGGCACAGCTGCACCCAAATCGCCAGAAGGACGGGCAAGCAACTCAACTCGCTCCCGCTCGTAGTCGAACACGCGCAAGAACGAAACACGAATGTCGGTGCGCTTAATGACGCCCCCACCGCAGTTGGTAGCTCCAAAGTCTTCCGGTAGCGTCAGGCTTCCACCGTATGGCAAGACCAGGGACAGGCTGGTCGTGGTCAAGTTAGCAACTTTCCACGCTCCATCGACGTTCAGCGTTGCTCCAGTGGTGTTATCACGAACACCAACCAGATTCACCAAGTCACCGATAGAAACGCCTGCCCAGTTGGTGTTACCCGTGACCAGCAATTGCCGAGTGCCATCAGCCAGTGTGGAGAGCGTGACAGCCTGAGCAACAACAGCATTCGCACCCAGCGCCGACATCAAGTTGCCGCCCTGCACCTTGGCAACATATCCGCCGTAGCTTGTTACGGTGCCAGCAGTACCGATGATGATAGTGAAATTCACCGAGTCAACAACCGATGCCACCACCGTCGCAGTCAGCAGGTTTGGAAACTCTGTTGCGCCTTGCGCACGAATCCCGTAAACAACAACCGGATCGTTAGCGATTAATCCGTGTGGGCGGTCGGTTGTGATCGTTGCGGTCGTCGTACCAGTCTTAACAGCCGACACGATTTGAGCGTTTGGCACCGTCAGCGACTTATTGTTAGTGCAACGAATTCGAATTTTGTAAGCCGCGCTTGGGTCAGGACAGACCTGGGTTCTTAGCAGACGCGAGGTTGTCTGGGAAATTGCATCAACAGCCCCATCAGCCCACTGGGTTCTGTCAGCCTGGACAAAAAGACGGTATTCCGTCGATGGGCTGAATGCGTACTGGTAAGCAGCGTTTACAAGTTGCACTGATGCAGTCGTTCCAACTGTCACAGAGTGATTGCCAGCAATCGTACCGGACGGCAAAACATCGCCGGATTCTGAACGGATATACAGGCTGGCCTGAGTCGCAGTTGGTTGCTCAAAAATCTGAGCAAGCCCGTTCTGTGCACGTCCAAGACGCTCACGGAAAAACACAAAGCCTTTGGTACCGGCAGGGTTCGTAATCGTCCGCGAGGCGATCGTTCCGCCAGGGCCTGCCGTAGCCGTGAACTGGTTTTGTGTAACGACTGTCGCAACAACTAGCGCCGGATAATTTGCCAACAGGTCTGAGCAGTCATAAATTCCGATACTTTTGCCAACGCTCAACCCGTGGGGCGTAACCGTGTCAATAGTCAGCACCGTAGTAGTCTGGCTGATTGAACTGATTTCAATGTCCGGGACATCTGGCAACGGTGCATCAATATCCACCATCTCAATCGCGAATTCTTGCCCAAGAGTACGCTGAGACATACTTGCGCCAATAGCGGCCTCAATTGGCAACGAAACACGGCCAATTGATGTAATTGCAGTCTCAGTTCCAGCCGTTAGCGGGTCTTTTGATATGACAAGATACGACGCGGCAGCCGCGTTGCCGTCAACATAGACAAGATCGCCGCTTGCTTTGCTCTCCGCCCACTTTCCACCGTTAACCGGATCGTAAATTTCGAAAGCCTCACGAAACTTATTGGTTATATTCTGAGAAATTGAAGTAATAACCTCAGAATATGTTCCGTCTAACATATCAACATTGCGACGAGTTACGTCGTTGTAACTCTTAATGATGTCTGCCATGTTTACCCCCTGAAAAAAATGGCACTATGAAAAACTACTGCTTAACTTAACTTAACTTCATTGCTTCATTGATCTTCTCAATGAGCTTTGCGTCATTCCATCGACGATCTATCTTCAAGCCAATCTTAGCAGCTTGCTGGATCATCTCTTCACGAGTTGGAAAAGAGTTCGAGATTTCTTCTGAAGAGTCAATGGCTTCTTCTGGCTCAATGAAGCTAATGGCAGCCTCAACAAGCGTTTTGCTCCATCCATCTTTTAGCGCCGACTGAAGTTGAGCTTCGTCGTCAATGCCGATTGATTCATAAGTGGTTCCGCTTGGGCCAAAATGAGCGCCTGGGCACCTATAAACAAAAACAGGGTACTCCATCACTTACCCTTCTTCACCGTCTTTGCAGCAGCCTTAAACGCTGCGGCAGTAGGTGCACCCTTGCCACCAGGTTTGCGCATACGTTCCTTTGAACCAGCCTCGATGCGTTCACGCTTTGCGTGAATGTTTGCGTACAAACCTTTTTTAATTGGCATATTGTTTGCTCCAGTAAGAAGCCCGAGGATTGCTCCCCAGGCCAGATTTACAGCTTAGGCAATGCGATACGCAACAAAAGTATCAGCAGCCGTCTTGCGCATGCGGAAGCGTGCGACAGAACCAGTGGTTGCAGCCGTTGCAGCCGCGCCCACGATGGTCACGCCAGTATTGACGGTAACGGTCAAAGCAAACGCGGCCAAAGTGATCAGCGAAAAATCAATGCTGTCACCGATCGCAAACTCGGACACTGCATCCAAAGCAGCACCAGTTGGGAACTGCACGTTACGGCTGGCCGTTGGCGTAGAGGTCACGATACCGCCAAGCAACGAGGCAGCAGTAAACGCCATAGCGCCACCGTCTGTAATGTTGGTCGGCGCATCTTGAATCTGCGCGTTCAGGCGGCCTTGCTGAACTTGGGGAGCCGCGCCAACTTCGTAATAAACTTGCTGGCTTCCAGTGGATTCAACAACGATGACCGCCCCGGTGGAATACGGGCCAAAGACGGTTTGACCGTTGCGAACCGTACCGATCAAGGTCGTTTGTTCTGGATAATTTGGAAATCCAATCGTGCGTGAAACCTGGGCTTCGCCTTGGGTGAACACGGCAATAGACTCATTGGCCGGAATGATAACAATATCTTCGCCGCTTACTGCAATATAGTTAGACATAATTTTTCCTTTGTAAATTTCAAGAAGGCCGGAGTTACCCGGCCGTATTGCTTAGGTCTGAGAGAACAGGATGATGCCGGACATCTCGGGCTGCTTGTTCACCACGCCGAACAACGTGTCAAGACGATACTTGGTCTTCATGGTGTTGATATCGTATTGCTTTTGCATGACCAGTTCAATACCTTGATCGGTCGAAGCGCGCATCACAGCAGCGCCAGCATCGCCAGGAACAGCATAGCGACCTGGGAGAATCTCAAGGCTATCACGCTGCCAGAACGGATTCACATAGGCTGAGACAGTGTTCAAGAACACGATTGCAGCATTAGAAGCCGTGGAGTTTTCAACGCAATTTTGATACTGAACTTCAGCATCGGTGCCACCTTGAGCGGTAATAAACGGGGGGCTGACAACCATGGTGGTGGCGCTTTGCACAGAGATAACGCGGAAGGTCTTTAGCTGGCCAGTATCGCCCTTGGTGATGTGGTGCACAGCGTTGATATTAGCAATCGTGAACGCATCGCCAGCAGCCACGTTGGTGGTGCTAGAAATGGTGATCGTCTGGAAACGATTGTCAACGTTTGCGGTTTCGCCAGTTGCGGCAACCGAGGTGGCCTTGGGAACGTAGTAGTTACCAGCAGATGCACGGGTGTCGACGGTCAAACCAGCACCGCCAGCAGCAGCAACCTTGCGATTTGCGTAATCAAATTTGTAGGTAGAGAAGGAGGCCATCTCACCAACAAACGCTTTGCGCAGAGCCTTATCGCTGATTTCGTTGCCGAAAGAGCGTGAAGCCTTAGAAAGATCGTTAGCCATGCCGTTGTAATCACGGGTTGACAAGGCCAAGAAACGATCATAAGAAGGAACGCCTTGTTCGTTCATGATGGCTTCACACTGGGCGACATCATCAAAACCGGATGCAGCCGAGGTGCGCTTGACGACCAGGGTTCCTTGGTTGGCTGCCACGTTCATGATTGCCACGTTGATATCGCTGGCCAGCTTTTGCTTGGCAGCGTCACCCAGGCGACCTTCTTGCAGGCTGTCACGCAGCTCGGTTGCGTTCATGATCCAGGGAACAGACCGGCTGAAACCGATGGTTGCTGGAACAGACAACTGCGTGAAATCGTCAAAATTGGACGACATATCAGTACCGCTGTAGCTGGTAGCGATATAAGGCTGAGGACGCCAAATGATGTTATTGGTGCGCTCCATCATCGTTTGATCGGTGCTGTACACCGCGACATTCTTGCTCAAGACCAGAGCGTCTTGGAAGCCTTCGAGGATGTCTTCAAACGCGACGCGTTCTTCTTTGCTAAATGAATTTGCCATGATTGGCTCCTAAGTTAAAAGCTTATTTGGAGGCTGATCGCTTCTGCGCCTTGTACTGAATGATTTTGGTCATGTTGCCAGTACGTGCCGCTTCTTCTCTCAGCCGTTCGAGGGTTGAGTCCACCGCCCCAGAGACTCGGCCAGTTCCTGACACGATTCTTTCGGGCGGCGGGGCTGCCTTGCGGTTGGTAACTTTCAAGTCTTTCTCCAGTTTCGCTACCGCAAAGGCAAACTTTACGGGGTCTTTGATGGCGGCCAGCTCTTGCGCCTTCTTGGGGTTCTTTCCGAGTGCGTAGACGACGAGGGCGGGGTTATCCGCACCTTGCAGCATGACGCCTTGCTGGGTGACGTTGAACAGCTCCTGGGCCACGGCCTCGGCGTCGTCAAAGTCTTTGACTCGCAGCTCGGCTTTCGCCTTGCCGTAGCCATCCAGTTTGGCTTGCCAGGCTTTCTGCTGATTCATAACTTCAGCTTCTTGCTTGGCGTTGGCTTCGTCGGCTTGTCGCTTGCGCTCAAACCAAGTGGCCAATGCTGCCTCGAACTTATCGGCATCGTAGTCGTGATCTTCGAGCTTTGGCTTTGCCCCCAGCGTGACCGGCTTGGTCTCAGTCTGTGCGGTGGTTTGCAGCTTGGCTTCGAGTTCACGAATGCGTCGCGATTTTTCGCGGTCTGACTTGCGCAGCTCGCGCACCCATTCAGGAGCGTGTGCCGGTTCTTCGGGAGGTGGCGCTTCCTCACCAATGGAGACTACAACCTCGTCGGATTCGCCGTCGTCTTCTGGGGTCTCGGCCTGATCGCCTTCGGCTTGCGCCTCGGGTTGCTCGGTGGCCTCGTCCTCAAGGACTGCGGTTTCGTCGTCTGTGGTGTCGATCTCCTGATCTGCCTTTGTGTTCATCTTTGACCCTGTGAAACTCACCCATTAAAACGGCTGGGTGGATACCGTGTGCGTAATTGTCACTCAATTGTGGGTTGATTGACAACTGGTTGTGCTTGTTGCTGGATCATGCCGCCGATTTGTTCGGCCATGTTGAGCGCATGGTCTTGCGAATCCATGTCGATGTTGCTGAGGGTTTCGACCGTCTTGGCCCGGCTGAGTTCTGCTTTGCCCCTCAACCGTTCACCAGAAAGCAAATATGTCTGAACTTACTGACAAGCTGAAGCAAGAAGGCGAAAAGCACAAAGGAACAGATCTTGGAGGTTTGTTGCAATGGGCAGCGTTTCACATTTCAGAACAAGACGAAGCACTGGCACAAACCCGCGAAGAATTTGAAATCGAAGAAAACGAGCGTATTCGATTGGAGCGTGTGATTTTTGATGCACGACAGCAGATTGCAGCACTTTCAGAAGCCATGCACCAGACAACAGGCATTGATCTTGCAAAGGACTATGCGCCTCACATCAACATCATGGCACACCACGGCGTGGCCCCGTATGCAAAGAAGCCACGAAAGGCCAAAGCATGACCCTTTTCACCGACATTCAACACCGAACACGTGACGATGCAGGATGCGCAGTCTGGAGATTCTCATGCTGCAATGGCCATCCAGCCATGCGCAAAGACGGCAAAACCGTTCTTGTCCGCCGAGCCGTCTGGACTGACGCACATGGGGAAATCCCTGATGGCAAGATCATCCGCATGACCTGCGAGACGCCGAAGTGCGTCCATCCTGAGCACATGGAGCTGACGACATACAAGAGACTGGGAAAGCAACTTGGAGCACTTGGCATCATGTCTGGCCCAGTCCGAAGCGCCAAGATCGCCGAGACAAAGCGCAAAAAATACGCGAAACTTACAGCCGAGGCCGTGGACGAAATCAGGACAAGCAACGAGACAGGCCGAGCCATGGCCGCAAAGTACCAGGTAGACGAAAAGCACATAAGCCGAATCCGCTTGAACAAGTGCTGGAAGCAGTTTTCAAACCCATTTGCAGGACTGGCAAGGTAAATCATTGCCA